TATTAAATGGCGTATAGCCGCCTGATTAAAACAAGAGGTGTATCGGAAAAAAAAGATGAACAATGATAAATTTTTAGGACACAATGGCTTTCTGTGGTTCGTTGGCGTTGTAGAGGATAGAGGAGATCCGCAGTACGCCGGCAGAGTCAGAGTTAGATGTTTAGGTCATCACACGTCTAATAATGAAATACTCCCTACATCTGATCTACCATGGGCACAGGTTGTTCTTCCTATCACGTCTAGTGGTATAAGTGGTTTGGGTCAATCGCCGTTGGGTCTAGTCGAAGGCTCTTGGGTGTTTGGATATTTCCGTGATGGTAGTAATAGACAAGAGCCATTGGTCATTGGTTCTTTGCCAGGGAAGCCGTCAGAGCTATCTGGCGCCGGAGGCTTCTATGATCCAAATGGTATCTATCCCAAGTATCGTAATGAGCCTGATGTCAATAGATTAGCGGTCAATGATGAGAACAATCCACATCTAGCTCTTACATTAAGACAATCCACACGTATTACTGGTATCGCCACAGCTGACTTTAATACAGTTACTGCTGCTGATGGTACTACAATCAATGCTAGTGATGGCGACACATTTGACCAGCCGGCGATCCCTTATAACGCTGTCTATCCATACAATCATGTTTACGAAAGCGAGAGTGGACATATCAAAGAATATGACGATAGCAATGGCAATGAGAGAATATTCGAGAGCCACCGTACTGGTACATCATATGAAATAGACGCCAGCGGTAATAGAACAGATATCGTAAAAGGAACACACTACACACTAGTTAGCGATAGCAATAAACACTTTATACAAGGCAATTCAGATATAACCATAGATGGTCGCCATAAAATATACATTAATAAGAACAACATAGAGAATAACCATTATGATATACAAATAGGCGCCGGCGCATCAATTAATATACAAGTGGACAGTGGCGATGTCAATGTGGTGACGACAACTGGTAAAATCAATATGAACGCCGGCGGTGACTACAATTTAAAAGTGGGTGGGAATATGAACGTGGTCGTAGAGGGAAGTATCAGTGAAACAGTAGAAGGGAATAAGACGAGTAATACTACTGGCGCTGTTGTCCATAGAGGTTCTACAATAGATTTAAACCCATAGCATTTGCGAGAGAGAAAAGGCCTTTGTGAAACTGAGTGCCAACCTTAATCTATAAATGTAATAACAACTTTAAGGTATATCCAGAGGGGTGGCTAATCTGAGAAAGATTGCTGGCACTTGATTCAATTTTTTTTTTCGAGTATATTTTTTAGTCTATAAAGATTGCGATAAAAAGTCTAATAGTATTTTAGAACGAGAAGGGTGTTTTAACTTTCTTAACGCTTTGGCTTCTATTTGTCTAATTCTATCTCTTGTTAAACTAAACTTCACACCGACTTCTTCTAAAGTGTGTTCTTCTGTGTTTATACCGAATCGTAAACGTAACACTCTTTCTTCACGTGGTTGTAAAGAAGACAATACTAAAGATACTGTTTCTTTAAGATTTTGTCTTTTAAGTTCTTCTAAACAATTATCAACAATCACTGGCGATACTTCATTAATTGTATCAAGTGACTCATTTGTTGATAATCTCATTACATCATTTTTTGAATGTAACGGTCGATCACATTTTTGTTGTACTAAATGATTTCTTTCATTTTTAGTAATTCGATAATAGTAATCGTTATTATCAATATCAAGGTCTAGTTTATAATTTGTCATAGTGTTTTCTCTCTTTCTTTGATTAGTTATTTGTGTATAATTTAATAAGATTATCAAAGTTAATATCTAAATGATTTAACTTTTTTGTAGATGATTTTAAATTCTTCATTTTTGTTAGAAATGAAATCTTTGATTTATTATCATTACAAGATTTAAACTTATTAAAAAGTGATTGTTTTGTTATTATCATGTTTTCTCCTTTGGTTAATATTCTTATATACTATCATAGATTCGGTGGAATGTCAATAGGTTATTTTTAAAAAAATGCATATATTTACGTATGTTCTTGGTTTGTTCACTAGACAGATAGAGTTATTACCTTAACTGTCGTATTGTTCAATTCCGAGATATTATACATAGCCGTGTAGAGCGATCACAGGGAACCATAGAGTCTATACTAGAATAGATAAATAGTATTACAACCAACAGGCGACATCTTCATTACATTACTGAATACATCATACTACCAAGGAGTAGTATATTGTTTAAAAGAAATAACAAGTCGAATACAAAGACTGATAAAAAGAAGCATCTACAAAGACTTAAACGATTAGCGCCTAAAGTGCCGGACTATACTTGTCCCGACATTGACTTTGTGATTGACAGAGTGGAGAAGTCGTATAACAATAGAAAGCCCATTACAAAGGCGTCTTTGCGTGTTCTTGTACGTAAACTAGAACGATTAAGAATACAGAATGAAACAATAAGAGAATTGGGAAAATACTGGTACGGTAAGTTTAAAGACTACTTTTTGTATTAGTGTTTGAGTGCCATTGCTAGCGACTCGAAAAATTTAGCGAGTTATACTGGAAGTGTACTTGATGTTTTTACGATACGGTTAACCGCTGCGTTAGCATTATTAGTCTTATATTCTTTTATCAGATAGTCTTTCATCTTATCGTATATTCCAGTGCCTACTTGCATTACTGTTCTTTCGTGTGGATTATCGTAACCCATGTATTTTATAAACTCTTTGTGTAGTTTCTTATTTTTAGGATAACGACCACCATTGGCAAAGTCATATGGTAAGCGATTAACCCATTCTAAAGTATCTCTATCTTTATATGCCATGACAGGATTACATTGATTTTCTAATGCTGCTTGTACAAATAGATGACCAGCGCCTTTACCCTTTTTACGAGTAGGGTCTTGTGCCACTTCATAAAATCTCATCTTAATTGCTGTGTTTGCTTCTTCATCTGTCACTTTATATTTTTCTACAATATGTGGGCGATCAACATACATGAAGTGACCAATTGATCCTAGTAGTGTATCTGCGCCATCGCCATTGATTAGATCAACGTTTTTTACATTTGCCTTTGATAGTCCTAGTGTAAACATTAAATAATAGATAAGTGAAAATGTGGTTGTTATATCTTTACCATAAGTTAAAGGAAAGTTTTGTATAAGTTCATCATAGGATACTTCTACCACTTCGTTTGATATACCTAACATCTTAGCGCTCTCTTGCGCTTGTATTATATCGCTGGTATCTTTAATACATGCTACTGTGATAGAGTGTTTTAGTCCAAAGTGTTTTTTAAGTATTGTTCCTAACATCATAGAATCAACACCACCTGATAACATAAGTACAGGTGTCTTCTTGTATTTTAATTTTTTAGAGATTATAGATTTTAGATTGTTTTCATAACGCACACAGGCGTCTTTAAGTGATGGTTGTGGTTCCATCATTTTAATATACTTTAACCAATCAATATTATCAAAATTTTTAGCTTTCATAAACTACATTATACACTACTTATATAATTTTGTCAAGTGTGGATATTGCCTTGACTTTTAGATAAATATAAGATATAAAGGAATTATGGCAATAGAACAATTAGATAAAAAAGGAACAGCATATCTTCAAGGTATTCAAGGTTTAGACTATCTCGGTAAAATGAGTGGTTATAAAAAGCCAATGAATATACTAAAATCTTATTTAAAGAGTGATGGTAAAAGAAAGACTTTATACTTAAAATTTAATGAAGGCAAGATAGATGAAGTGGTAAAGGGTGTGTATCAAATTAAGATTAACCCAAGCGACAAAAACTTTCTGAATGATTTACGAGATGAATTAGAAGATAATGGTGAAGACATTGATAAGTCTAAAACAAAGCCAGGACAGACCATTACATTTAAATCTGGTTTTCAATTATATCTATCTGGTCGTCCATTAAGAAATGTAATAGATGAATCAGGTAATGCTGTAGCAGCAAAGACACCAACAAACGATCAACAAGAAGATGGATTTATTCTTAATCTAAAAGCAGGTAAGATGTTAGAGCAATCAGTAATTAATAATAAGATTGATTTTCAGTTTGGCAAAGATTGGTATGGTTCTTTTACAAAATCATTTGCAGGTTTTACAAGTAAGATTATTCAAAAAAAAGATTTAAGTAAATATGAGTTTTATAGAGATAGTGATCCTAAGAAACTTGAAATGTTAAATCAAATTACAGACCCAGCAATACTACCATCATCAAAGGATAACTGGAACCCATCTGACGTATGGGCTGTAAAGATAGATGAAAAAGCTAGATTAGCAAAAGAGATTGAAAAACTATACACTGAAAGAAAAAGAAATAGTAATGTAAGTATAGAAAGAATTAATAAGTTTATTGAAACACAGTTTAAAAGTAAATGTCTTGTTGGTATATCGTTAAAACAAGTATTAGGTAGTAGTGCCAAGGTAGATAAGATTACAAAAGACGCCAAGTATATTAATAGTGTAAAGTTTTTAGGATTTAAAAATAAGATGGAGTTTGATGTTTTAAAAACTTACTTTGATATAAATGTTAAAATGTCCTGTATTAAAAATAATACACTAGATTATCTATTCAGATTTAGACCTAGAGGCTCTTCATCAGCATTAACAAACAATGGTGAAGGTCGTTTATCTGGTTCAGGCCCAGCAGATGGTGCGATAGATAAGAAAAATGTTTTATCAGTATTACTACCTAACGCAGATGATATTACAAAAGAAAAATATGGCAAATCTAAAAATATATTAGAGGCATTAAACTTTTTAGTTGCATCTAAAAAGTATAAAGGTCTACAAACTTGGGTTAACAAAGGTAAATACAAGTTTTTAAATATTAAAAATTTAGACAAGAAGGCTGACGATAAAGATATAAGAAGGGGCCTATTAAACTTAAATTACGCATATCTCATTGACACATATAAAGATCAAAAGGACTTATATAAAAAGTTTTATCTAGCAGCAAAAAAGGTCAACGAGTTTTCATCTATTCATTTTAAAATATCAGGATAATATTAAAGTTTTGTTACTATCAAAATATCTCTGTTAAATACTTTAAGTCTTAACAAACATAGGAGATAAGATGAGATTATTAGTAATCGCTTTTATTATGTCTTTGATGACAGTAACAGCACAAGCAAGAGATCAAATTTCAATAGTAGGTTCTTCAACAGTATTTCCATTCTCAACCATCGTAGCAGAAAAAGTAGGTAAACAAGGTATTAAAACACCTGTGATTGAATCTACTGGAACAGGTGGCGGAATGAAATTATTTTGTAAAGGTATCGGTGTCAATACACCTGATATGACAAACGCAAGTAGAGCAATTAAACCAAAAGAAAAGAAGTTATGCTATGACAATGGTGTAACAGATATTTCACAAGTGATTGTAGGATTAGATGGTATTGCCATTATTCGTTCAGCAACAAATGAACCAATCAATTTTACAGTAGAACAATTATGGTTAGCTTTATCAGCAAAAGGTTCTTTACCTAAAAAATGGTCTGACATTGATTCAAGTTTACCAAACATTAAAATATCAGTATTAGTTCCACCACCAACTTCAGGTACAAGGGATGCTTTTAATAGTTTAGTGATGTCAAAAGGATGCCCCAAAGAAATTAAAGAGGCAAACAAAAAAGATTGTACACTATTAAGAGAAGATGGTGCTGCTATTGAGGCAGGTGAAAACGATACTTTGATTATTAATAAGATTGTATCTGATCCAAAAAACTTTGGTATATTAGGATACTCTTACTATGATAACAGTAGAGATAAACTAATCGCTGCTACAATCAATGGTAAGACAATATCTTTAGATAGTATCCAAGATGGTTCTTATCCAATTAGTAGACCATTATACTTTTATGTAAAAAATC